GATCATATGCTGACATAGAATCTGCATAGTAATAACTATAATAGTTTTGCCACAGTTGATTAATTAATCCCATGTTGTCGTCGTGGAATGTAATATTAATTGGGTTGTACTTATGGGTTGTTTGTATGTTTTTCTTTCTGTTATACTGATTAAGTGTTTCAACTGAAAGTGTAAAATTTGGTAAGTCTGCACTCTTAACTAGGACATTAATTTCATTTCTATAACGATCAACGAGGCTAGCATTTTTCAATGCCGCAGTATTAATGCTAAACGCTACGTGGAATAAAAACTTATGTTTAGGTGCTAATCTAAACTGATCGTCCGTAAAAACACGAGCGGCTGTTTGAGAGTCGCGGAACGTAACGTTTGAGGGACGATACAGGTAATTGTTAGGTGTGAATGACATAACAATATTTATTCAGATAATAATCTACGTACTTAATGATAAGTCATAAAAAAGCTCACCTGAGTGAGCTTAATTATTAACGTGTACCAGCTGATGTTGCCGCTGTGCCTAAACGTCTTGAAGTTGGAGCAGCCGCTCCGCCTGAAGTTTGGATACAGTTGTCTGGCTGAATAGTTAAGTCGATAGTTAACATATCCTGTGCGCCATAACCTAGTGCGTTGTATTGTGCTTGCTGGATGTAGCAACCATAACATTCCCATGTTTCAAGAACGTTAGGTGTTTGAGCGCCGTTTCCGCCGTCAAGCATTTCGATACGCATTAAGAACTTATAGTCGCCGCCTGAAGCCGCTGAACTTTGTTCAAAGAAGTCAAACTGCTTTTGCATCTGCTCACCAACTAGCTTAGATACTGCACCAGTTACGTCATCACGTAACTTGATAGTCATCTGTTGCCATGTTGGACGTCCAGCGTAGTTAATTGTTGAATTGTAAACCATGATTTTCTGGTTTTCAAAACTAACTTGTGGACGAGCCGCATCTTGTACTTGCTTTGTTAATTCTGTTGTTGGTGTTGAAGTACCAAAGTTTTCAAACATCACTCTAAAGCGATATTTTAACTTTGGCATTAACATACCTTGTGCGCTAGCACTTTGATCTGAGGCTAGCGGTACGGTAAATTTTGATAAACTTGCGATTGCCATGTTGTATGCTCCGTTATATTATTAAGCTAGGCCTTTGATCTCGCCAGTGTTCTTCAAGCGCAATGGAATGTAAATAAATTCAACTGCCTTCACTGGTTCAATAGCAACGTCTAGGTATAGTTCGTTACGATCAATTCTTGATGGTGTGTTATTGCTTGTATCACAAACTACAATGTAGTCATACAATGCACGTTGTCCTACTAACTCTAACAATAGGCTTTCAGCCGCACCTTTCAATTCATCTCTAGTAATCTTGTCGTTTGGTTCAAACACATATGGTTTAGCCAACTGTGCAAATTGACGACGTAAGTAAATTACTAAACGTGCTACGTTAATACGATCTAATGCACTTGCGTTTTTAGCACGAGTATACTGTCCGTAGTTAACAAGACCTGTTCCTGTAATAAATGTAATTGGATTAACCTTAACACCAGCTAATGTATCACGCTGTCCGTTGTTCAATGCAACTGACTGGAACTCACCTTCTGAAGTTACATAACCAACCGCTGTTGCGTTAGTAATGCCGCCTCTACGTGTTCCAGCTGGAGCAAACCATGGATAAGATACGTTATCGTTTAGAGCGATTGTACGTAACATCATGTGACTCGGAGGAACAACAATGTTGTTTCCTAAGTTGTCACTAGTGTAACCCCATGGATAGAAGAAGCCTAAATACTCGTCGCTTGATACAAGACATTGATCATTGTCTTCTACTGCGCCTGCTGTATTCTTACCCCAGTTGTTTAAACTTGTTGCATCAGCAGTTAAACGTGCTGGGGTCTCACCAACAACAAACGCTGTTAAACCGCGATCGTAGTTTAATGAAACCAATTCGCCTACTAGCTCAGGGTATCCTGGGCAAGCTAACAAGTTAAAGATTCTTGATTCTTCGTCACGTAACTGTTGATTGCTATTAACAAGTGCTTGTAGCTCTTGAACAATAACTTTACGTTGTGCTTTACGGCCAAATGTACCAGCACCGTTATCTTGATTACCTGATTCAGTAACCCAACGATGTGGATAGTAATCACCCATGTTTGCTCCGCCTTGACGTTCGTTATCAGCATTAACGTCAACTTTGTTACGAACAAATTTCTTAACGTTAAATCCTGAACGGCGTAAGTTCCATAGCAACATACCACGTGGATATAGTGCAGGATCTGGAGCATCAAAGTCTAAGAAGTCACTTGTTAACAAATCAACAACTGAACTTGCAGTAGCAGTTAAGCCAGTTGTGTTCCAACGTGCATCATGGAATACAATGCCGTCTTCTGTTGTTTGGTCGCCGGTGTCTACTAAGATCCACTTGCCTAAATTCTTATTGTACTTGTATAGTACTGGATAGTTTTCTAAGTCGCTAGTGTCAACCCATAGGTCGCCATTAACTAAGTTAGTACCATCGCTTTGTGTCTTTGGTTTAGTTGCAGAAACAATTGGACCTTTTGGATCAGTCTTTTCGTCGTTTGCACTTGCCCAGTATGGTGAGCTAATAGTTGAAAGGCCAGCACTTGCTTGGTATTGATAACCAACCCATGTATCGCCGTTATTAACTAAAATATCTACTTCGTCAACCATTGAGCTGTACCACAATTGGCCGTCTGCGGCTTCAGTAGTTGGAGCAGTTGCGCTAGCAGTGATGTCAGCGTATGGGCTCCACAATGTTGCTACGTACTCTTCTGTACCTGCATTTGTGTAGAAATTAGCAGTACCTAAACCTGCCATTGTAATCGGATCAATAGTAAACGGAGTAAACAAATCAGCAATAGCTGTACCTGTACCGTCTGTTAGATAAATGTCACCGCCTTCAATGTGGCGTAGTACAACTTCGTTAGTTGATGCAATTTTGCTTGCTACAACTTTAGAAGCAAGTGGGTTACCAGCAAATGTAGCATCTGCTAATGCGGATGTTAATGCTGTTAAGAAACCATCAACGCCTTCGCTACCAGTAAATGTTACTGATAATGAATCTGATAGTGTATCTTTACCTTTTACTGTTTCTTTGATGAAGAATGTATTTGAACTAGCTGTTGTAAATGCTGGGTTTGCACCTGAAACAATTTCAGTTGCGCCTGCTGTCTTACGTGCATAAACTTTAAAATCTGCCATCAATCCCATTTCTGAAATATTTGTTTTGACAAATAATGCACCTTGAACTAAGTTCAAACCGCCGCCTGTTGGGTCTAAACCTTTCAATGCTGCCGCGTTAGTTGGATACAATGGAGCTGCCTTCTCTACCCAAGCACCTGTTGAACCGTTGTAAACTTTAATTCTCCAACGTGAACCTAAGTTAGGCTCAGTAGTCTTAATCCATACAGAACCAGTTGGGTTGCCTTCAACGGTACCTGCATTATCTGTACGCTTAAATGTTGGAACTTGTGTGTGAGGCTTAATTGCTAATGCAGGTGCAAGGTATGTTCCGGCGCCGCCTGTACCAGCAGTAAACAATTTAGTAACTGTTGTTCCTGAAATTGCAATATCCATACCAGTTGAATATAATTCAAGACGTTGGTTGATAATTGCGGCTCTTACACCTGGAACTAGTACTGGGTTGTCTAAATCACCGCCACCGGAATTGTCTAGTGCAGTATTAATATCAGCAACTAATGTAGTTAAACCGGTATGTCCAGTAAAGTTGTATGGTGCGCCATCAACTGTAATAGTTAAGGTATCACCTGATAACAATGCTGGATTAGCCGCAGTACATTGTACTGTAGGCCAGCTAGCTGTCCAAGCTTCGCTTCCAACTTCAACCCATGTACCAGCGGCTGTATTTGTTTTAGCTTTCTTAAAATATAATGTGTATACTGTATCCATGTACACAACAGCATAATCGCCAACAGCGCCAACGCTATCTTTAGGAGCGCCGTTAACTGCAATCTTAGTGCTATCAGTAATAACTAATGGAACTATGTTTGAAAATGTTTGTCCAGTTGCTGTAGTAGCTTCTGCGCTGTTCCATTGGAATAAACCAAATTTAGTATTTGCTGTATCAAACCAATATTGACCATCTTCTGGAGCACCTGCTGGAGCTGATGATTTAGCATCTAGTTGAGATAGATCGATATCTGCACGAACAACATAAGCACGATTGCTTACGCCTAGGTAGCTATATGCCGCCTGTAATCCATATTCGTTCTGTTCGCCTGCATGGATCGGATTGTTGTTTCCGTCTGTTTTAAACACTGGTGTACCAAAAGTGTCTGCCAAGTCTTTCTGACTTGTTAGTAAGTAAATCTTACCAGCATTAGCTTTTAATGTACCAGGTGCTGTTCCAGTTGAGGAACCATTTGCTTTGTTCTCAGCACTTGCTACTACGAGTAAAGGGGTTGTTCCGGGAGCCGCTGGAGTATAAAAACTTTCGTCTATAACCGTTACGCTAACGCCTGGTGAACTTAATTGAGCCATATGTGTAATCTCCGTGAATACATGTTCTAATTGTATTTATAGGTTTTTGGCTTTTTGCAGTAGATATACACTCTGAAAAAGGGATAGAAAAGGCTTAAATAAAATATGAGACCATTATGTTCGTGCGGATACAGGCCAGCTGCCGTTAATTATGTTAAGAACGGCAGGACCTACTACAGAAAGTTATGTGAAGCTTGCCTTAAAGGTGGCAAGTATGCTGGTATAGCCCGTTGGTATCGTGCTGGCTATAAAATGAAAAACTCATGTGACAAATGCGGGTTTAAAAGCCCGCATAAGGAAGTATTTGCTGTGTTTCATGTGGACGGCGATTTAAATAACTGCCGTCCAACAAACCTTAAGAC